CCTCTTGCGTGACCAACAGAGTTATTGATCTTACCTGTAATTTTACTGGTGTAGAATGAACCAATATTTCCACCACTACGTTGAATATCATACAAAAGTTGACCAATAATATTGGTCATTTGTGTTTTTAGATCAACGTCTTTACACTTTTCTGCTGTGATTTGACACCAGTCCTCATCTTGATATCCAAACTCTTTCTTTGTTCCTTCGTCTACTCTTTTCTCACCATCACCTCTTCTTGTTCCACTAGAAAGTACACCAATCTGTTTAGCAGTGCCATCTTTTCCCTCTACACCATCTGTAGCAGTATTAACTTCAAGTTTACCTGTTCTAGTACCATTTTCAAATCCCTCATTACTATCAGGAGCAACATTATTGATTTCAGATGTTGCGCCTGGCACCTGACCAATAGAACCCATAATGATAGGTTTCTGTTTGTCATTATCTAAGTAGAATCCTGTTACCCAACAACCCTCAACTAACTGAGGCATACCACCACCAATATTGCCTGGCATGAAAGGTGCAGTTACTGGCATTACCACAGTAGCCCAAGGCAAGTTCTTCGTCTCAAGAATCTCCCTTGATTTAGGGTGATCTCCTACGATTCTTACCTTATAACGGTATCCGCCTTTGTTGTTTTCTTCATCATTGGCGTCTTTTTCTACTTGACCTACCCACCAAGAGAATCCGTCATCTCCGATTCTCTGAGTAGGTAACAGCCTTGATAATGCATCATCCATATCAATCGTCGTAAATTAAGCACTCAGGTTCGTCTGGATGTTGATCGCAGAAAAGCTCAATACAGTTAGGATCATGATGATCTCCTGCTTCAATCTCTTTTTTATGATGCTCTGCATATTCTTCTAGATCATGCAATTCTTCTTCAATGTGACGGCGCATTTGTGGATTAGTAGTTGGATCCTTAAGGATCTCTCTATCCTTTTCAATGTGTTGTTCAATGCTTTCCATAAGTAGTACCTCCTTGATTTATTTATTGACCATGATTAGAAGGTTTATCCTTCATACCATAAGAGTCCCTGAACAATCTTAGCGTAGTTTTTAACGAACCTGTAGTTCCTTCCAAAAAATTATAGGAGTGTGTTGTTTCCTTGACAAGATAAACACCACTACTTTCTTCGTCTTCTGGTTGTTTTCCTTTTACAGCGTCAGATATTTTACTCGTTAGTCTAATATCAATTTTATCTCCTGCACATATGAGAGGATTACCAGGAATTTTAACTATTGCTTCTTGATTAGTCAAAAGATCAGCTCTAACAGTTGATTGCGCGGAATAGTATTTCTGCCAATCTGCAAATTTTGACGGATCTGTAGAACTTTGATCATCAGGATTTGCAATACCAGGATCATTATACCACGATTCATGATCTAATACCTTAGACATAATTCTAGTAGGATAATCTGATAATTCAATTTGATTAGCAGGAACTAATGCTACAGTTTCTTGACCACCTAAGTGTGCCATGTTATTATAACTATCTTTTATCTTATACACATATTCTTCATACTGACCAGTAGAGTGATTGAAAAATACCATCAATGTTGAATACCTTCCATTTCTCAAAGAACTAATTAAATCAACTTCTGAATTAAAAACAACATTTTCAATCAAAAATCTTTGATCTCCAGAAGCATCTGTATTTGCAATGCCTTCTTTGTAAGGACCCCATGCTCGTGATTTTAATCTTGGCACTTCTTTTCCTTCAATTTTTTCTGTAACTATAAACTTACCATTTTCTGATACATCACATAAGGCATCAATTGAAAAAAAGTTATATCCTCTAATAGTCTCCCAAAAGAAAAATCCCGCACTACCTTTAATTTGTTGTGCAGTTTCTGAGGTATTCTCATTAATAGTTCCACTATAATCAGTTTTAGGTGATACTGATTTTGAAATTAATTTGGCAATAATATCAAATGGTCTTTGTCTATTAGAACTCATCTTAATTTCAAATCTAGATGGTTCTGAGAAAAAGTCTTTTGGACTTCTTAAAAAATTATCTCCTTTTAAGAGTTTTGCTATAATACCTTCTGGATTTCCTTCCAACATTGTTTGAACTCTAATAGTTTCATTTAACAATGCCTCACTTGAAATCAAACTAAGTTGATAAACTTGTTTTTTATTTTTTACGATTCTTCCAGAAATTTTATATACTTTAAATTTATAAACAGTTGATTTGTCACTCCATGATGTTTTTACACTAAACTCAAGGTTTTCTCCACCTTGAATAGGGAAGTTATTCAGTACATTTTTAGAATCACTAAGAATTATACTAGCTGTCATAAAAGGAGAAAGAATACTTTCCTGAGCTGTGTAACTAATGATCATATCATTTGTTAATGGCTCCTTTTTACTTCCATCTGCCTTAGACAGAATACACTTGTCTATTTTTATTTGTGATGAATATTGTTCTTCTGCCATAATTACTTAGATGCCAAGGAATATCTGAGTGTAAACGCACTAAGATCACTGTTAAATGCAGGTCCGAAGAAGGCATCACCATTATCACCTCCACCACCATCAGTGCTAGTGTAGTAATTGTTAATAATGGTTGGAGTCATAAAGGATAAACCAGACATGGTTGAAGATCCTTGATTTAATAGATTTGACTGTAAATCTGCTGTGCCAGTGCTATTAATAAACTGTTGATAGTTTGGCATCACATAATCAGATGGCATTTTTGATTTAGAGTGTGTTTGCCACCAATAATGAGCAAAGTTTCCTGCAGGATCAAGCATAATATCTTCGCCAGGAACCATATTATGTAATTGAGATTGTCCCTTAAAGTCAGTTCTTCCTTCTAATTTTTGCAATGCATTAACAATTCCTCTTTGACCCTCTGGAGACATTAGATGTTTTACAATGTTGTCTACATTTGCATTTGGTCTATATCCTTCAAATTGAATCTGACCATTACCATCTTGTCCTGCTTGAACCACCTCGGCAACAGAGTTAGGAAACTTACCAGATGCAACTCTATTCAAAATAGCTGCTGCAACTAGGTATTGATCTTTGCCAGGACCTGCTTCACCAGCGATTGTTTTAGCCATTTGTACATAATCTTCTTTTGACAATCCTTTTAGTGAATTACCAGTGGGAGTGCTGGTATTATTGTTGTTATTACCAAATCCAAGAAACCCACCAATCACTTCAAGAAGGTTAGGTCCGTTTCCATTATTTCCACTATCTCCTCCATTATTATCTCGTCTGAAGAAGTTAAATAAACCTTTAAATCTCTTCCATCCTCCCATACTTTCATAATATTTCTTAAGTCCAGCTGCTTGGATGTTTGCGTAATCCGTTTTATTCTGTTTTTGTGCTTCAAGGATACCTTCACCAAATTTGATGAATGTATCATCGTTCAATGGTGCAACAATTTCAGGACCTGCTTCACCCATAAGTGCATTAACTGGTCTCTTACCTGTAAGTAAACCACCTTTTGCCATTGGAACCACACCAAAGTCTCTAGCAAGTAAGAAACCATCAATAGCAAGACCTGGTCCTATACCACCAATACCAGTAGCACCTAAAATACCAGAAGTAAGTTCTAAACCTGCTCCTAAGAAATCTCCTTCCAAAGCACGCTGAACAGCAAAGATAGTACCAGCAATACCAGCAATAATTGGAATTTTCTTAAGAATAGATCTTGTTCCTGCAGCACCAAATGTTTTAACCATACTTCTTGCCAGTCCACTACCTCTTTTAAGTCCTTGTTGCACTCCTGTTCTGACAAGTTGATCAGTAGCTATCTCAGCTGTTTTATAACCTGCATCACTTAAATCTGCTATTCTTTTTCCAGTAAGAGTGTTTGCTGCTTTAGGACCGAATTTCTTAGTAATAGATCTTGCAGCTTCTGGTGTGTAATAATTTCCTGAATACCCAGATTTTAATAAAAGCTGACTGAGTTCTTCTCCACTAGCTGTCGCATAAATTTTCGCTTTTTTTGCATCACTGAGCATATCAAAACTTTCTAAAACCAGTTTTTTAGCATCATCACCAGCACCTGCTAATTCATCTAGAGCAAAAAATCCATCATCTGTCATGTCCTGTACTGCTGACAAGAATGACATAGTTTGGTTTGGAGCACCAGTCAAACCATACATTGTCTTAGGTGCTTTTCTTATTGTTTTAGCGAGTACGTTTTTAGTGGCTTTAACTGGAACACCAAGCATTTTTGATGCTCCTTGAGCTATTTTAGCAGCATTAGGGAGAAACTTTGTAACACTTCTTCCACCTTCATACACATTTTGTGCAAATTTAAGAGATGGATTTGCTACAGCTGTAGTAATTCCTCTTGCTGCTGTTCTTAATCCTTTTTGTCCTGTTTTTGCAGCAGATCCACCAAGTCTACTTGCTTGGTTGAATAATGGATTAGCAACGTCAGCTATACCACCTATTTGCTTAGGTTGTGGCGTGACATTGATCATTCTACGACCACCACCGCCACCGATGCCAGATCCAGATCCTCCGCCACCACCGCGACGGAATCCACCTCCTTCAATGCTTCTTTCTTCTCTTCTTCCTGCTAATCTTGATTGCTGTCTCTTTATCTCAGTGACCATCACTCTTAAGATCTGACCATTGAAATACGTTGCTTTAGAAAGCTCACTCTGACCTCTCGCAAGAGCACCCATGCCAGTGCCCATGGTAGTCAAAGCAGTAGAAATATTTTGTAATCCCGATTCTACGCCACGAAGTCCACCTACTAATGCACTGGATAGTGGTACAGTAGCAGATTGAATCTCATTGGTTACATTATAATCAAATCCACCACGAAATCTAGTTTTAAAATTTCCTGTAGGATTAGTGCCAGCACCTGTTGCACCTAATCTACCCCTAGTTCTGGCAATTCTATCTCCGCCAAATCTTGAACCAAGGGCTCTCTTAAAAAAATATCCTTTACCTATCCCTGCTTCTTTTAATGATGTTCCACCAGCTTCTGCTTGTTTTTCAGCAAAGTCGCGTTCATCCGACGCCATATCGGAAGCTTCTTTAAGACGCCTCCCAATCTGACTGGCAATCATACCAAGGTAATCTTTGTTACCTCTGGTATCTTGATATGCTACGGTTCCTGCTGCCATTACCTTTTTTGTTTTTCTTGTTCTTGTTTAACTTGTTCCAAGTATTGCATTAATAAGGAAACATAAACCTGTCTTTCAAAAGGAATCATGTTTTCAACATCACTCAAGCTGTATTTATGGTGTTGCATCAAAGCAAAGTTGGTCTTGTAGTACCCCTCCAAAGTGTTGTGGAAGAGTGCTACCCGAAAAAACTCTGTAACCCTCTCAGAACATAATCAGACTCAACACCAGTATTAGGATTAGTTACTTTAAAACTATGTTCAAGTCTAGGAGCTGACTCAAAAAATTCTTGTACTTTTTCTAATTGTTCTTTTGTAAGATTTTCTACAAACTGAATAAATTCCTTTTTAGTGGTTGTTGACTCATCATAAACTTCTTCTCCTTGGAAGATTTGATCAATACTGTTAGCAATGATCTTAATTGCACCATCATCATCCAACTCCTTGTTTATAAACTGTCCTTCTACAAAATCATCAAAACTAGGATATTTCATGATAATACCAGTATCATCAGTTAGCATAATCTTATTAGAATGTCCTTCTGGAAAATTAACTTGAACATCTGTAAGATTCAAATTATACTTAATTTGCGTTTCATTGTCGTCTTGACAAGTTATCATGATCTCTACTACTTCACCTACAGAAATAGCACGAATATTTAAGAAAATAAACTCTAAATCAAAAGTTGATAAATTTTCTACTTTTACACGAGATTGAATACACGCTTTAAGAAGATTCAATACCGCTTGTTTAATATTTTTTTCGTCATCACTCTCTAGTGCCAATAACAGGACTTTTTCTTCTTTTACGAGAAATGGACGAACTTTAATTTTTTTCTTATTTGATGGAATTTCCAACTCATACGTTGGTAAATCCATAGTTGGCAATGCCATAATATCTACTCCAAGGTCATATTTATATTTAGCGACTTTTTGAGACAAAAAATAGCGGAAAAAATTTTCCCGCTTTTATGGAATTGAAAAGTCAATTTTGCAGTTTCTAAGCATCAGGATTTAGAAAAGGGAAATTAAATTGACGATTTATATCACTACTAACAACATAATGTTTAGTATAGTAGAACTGTGCAGTTACTTTTGTTACCTGTGCAGATCCAAACTGTAAAGGCACTGCGTCAATAGCATATGGCCATGCTCTGTCCAATATGAATGTCATGGATGTTCTCTCACCAAAATTAAACCTAGGACCTAGTTCAGTTTTCGTAATGTATATTGTTTTACAATAATTATCAGGATAGTTTAGTGTTGTAGTTCTATTTTTAACTCTTGTTGCAGAGGTATACGCTGATTCTTTACTAGAACCAAAGTTTTCATCCATGCTTTGATATTCAGCACCAGACTCATTACTCTCTTTAAAAATCTGTCCGTACCAATCATATAAAAATTTTAATGGTGTCATATCAGCATCACATTGAAATCCTAACTGCATTTCAGTAAATACTCTGGTGTGTGGATAGTTTACCTCACCCTCACCTGTATATCTTCCTTTCAATGTTCCACTAGCTGCCTGAGTGTTTGGCAATTGTGCTTCGTCACACAAAAACTCAAATATATTACGATTTCCAGAAGGATTTGAAAACTCCTCCATCGAATCTCCTATTTTTACAACAAAGTTATTGGATAACGACATTCCGCCGTTAGCATTCATAACTCCTAAGAATCTATCTATTGACACGCTAAATACCTATGTTGGTACAATTATATTTATGGCATATTCTGGGATTTATAAACCTATCAATCCCAAAAAGTATCGTGGCAACCCAACTAGAGTAATTTACAGATCACTTTGGGAGCGAAAGTTCATGGTGTTCTGTGATAATAATCCCTCAATTTTAGAGTGGGGATCAGAAGAGGTTATCATACCATACAGAGCACCTGATGGTAAAGTGAGACGTTATTTTCCTGATTTCTATATAAAAGTCCGTGAAAAGACTGGGAAAATAACTAAGTATATAATAGAGGTTAAACCTAAAAAACAAACACAACCACCGAATGAGAAAAATAAAAAAACTGCTGCCTACCGTAATGCTGCATTAACTTACGCAAAAAACCAAACTAAATGGTCTGCTGCTCGTGAGTATTGTGAAGACAGGCAGATGAACTTCTTAATACTAACCGAGGATCATTTAGGAGTATGAAAAAATGGCAACAGGATTCGCGTCCGTACAACGGAATAACATAAACACAAATCCAGGTTACAAAACACTTTTTGAACGAATAAGTGCTAAAACTGGAGGAGAAAAAAAATCACTAGCATGGTACCGTGCTGCTGTAAAGGCAGAAGCTAGTGCATATAATAAAAATTTTAAAAAGTATATCTTAAATGAGAGAAGTGACAGAGTTGGTGCTGTAGAAGAGCAAGATGCCAATGAACTGCGTAGATATACTGTGCAAGGTCACATGTACATGTTTGAATACAAAGCAAAGATGAGACATTTGCCTTACTATGACAAGTTTCCACTTGTATATGTTTTGAAGGCATCTAGAAGTGAGTTCTGGGGATTGAACTTACATTATCTAACACCAAAGAAAAGAATTCAAGCAACTAAAAAATTAATGCAAGGTAGAATTGACTTTCCTAAGAGATGTTTCCATAAATACCTACAGCCTCATGTTGACGGTTTGATGTTAGATCTAGCTGCAAGTGAGTGGGATACTGCTATCCTTCTCCCGACAGAAGATTTTGTAAAGGACATGAATGGTATGGCATTTCCTATTTCAAAGGAAGATGTCTGGGCAGAAACCAATGAAAACTTCTATGATAAAATCAGAGGTCAAAGAGTTGTCAAAGGATATGGTACAACAAAATCTAGGGAGATGGCTACGTAATGGCACTTGATACTGATCCGATAGGAACCGAATATAAAGGTGCTCCTGCAAAATTTGCATCAGGAGGATATTATAGAGGTCAAAACGGACGTTACTATGTCTGGAGAAATAAAGTTGGAGGACCTGTATGGGTAGTGCAGGATGAACCTCCTGTAGGACTTGGCACTGTAGAAGATGTTGGTAAGACAGAAAGTTTTGAAATTCCATCAAACGCTCCTTCTTCTCCAAATGCAAAAAATTCTCTAAGAAATGTTATAGTTCCAGAAGCTCCAGCAGCGGATCCAATTGCCTTAAGATTTCCAAGTGACATGTTGGTGCAAGACGACACTGATTATGTGATGTTTAATTTCTATAATTATCGTCCACCATTTAAAGGTCAATTTGAACGTGATGAAAACACCAAAGAAGCAAAGGAAGTATTTAATGCAACTTTAGCTGATTATAATTCTAGTAGGTATACAGAGGAGTATGAACCTGATCCAAGAATGCCTCAAATTAGATTATACATGCCTGATGATGTACAAGACGCATTTAAAGCAGACTGGCAAGGTAAAGCATTTGGAGCTTCTACTGCTGGTAAATTAAGTGCTGTTGCTGCTGAAGGAACTAATAAAAAACTTGAAAAACTTTTTAAAAATTTAGGGAGTGACATTGCGAATCTTGAAATTAACGCTGCATCTGCTGCAATCACAAAGTTAGCTTCTGGTTTTTCTGGTGATGCTATCACTGCTGATGATGTCTTTGGTGGTATTTCTGGAGTTGTTAGGAACCCAAATACAGAATTACTATTTGAAAAAATGAACTTGAGAACTTTTGATCTCACGTTTAAGATGGCACCATATAATCAAGAGGATGCAAGGCAGATTGATAGAATTATCACCACATTTAAGAGAGCGATGTTACCAACATATGAAATTGGTGATGCAAAAGTATTTGGATATGATCCTAACGATCGTGCCTCTGTGCAAGCAAGATTTATAAAAGTTCCTAGAGTGTGTCAAGTATCATACATGCGAGGATCACTTCCTCACGCATTCTTACCTCATTATAAGAAGACTGCTATCACTGATTTCAAAGTAAATTATACACCAGAAAATAATTATGCAACTTTAACTGATTCATTTCCTGTTGCTGTTGAGATAAAAATTAGTTTCATGGAAACAAAACTTATTTTTGCAGATGACATTGATCCTAATACTGAACTTGATCTTAACAAGACTGCACCAAAAGGACAAGAGTACGGTCCTCAGGCAAGTGATGTCAGATTGAAGGAGAACATTATTAAGGTAGGAAACTCACCATCTGGCATCAATATATACGAATGGAACTATAAGTCAGCACCTGATACTAGATATCGTGGTGTCATGGCACATGAAATTCTAGAAGAACATCCAGAGGCTGTTGCACTACAACCAGATGGATACATGAGTGTCTTCTATGGAAAAATAGATGTAAACATGGAGAGGGTAAAGTAAATGTATTTTTCTATCGTACCTAATATCTCATACGATGAGAAACCAATTAATTATCCGTTCTCAGAGTCTGCATTTGTAACTGCGAAGAATTTCTTTCGTAGATACAAAGTAAATGAAGATGTATTTTCTTTTGCAGTTTTCTTTTCTAAGTACGCGATTGTAGATGGAGAACGTCTGGACGCACTAGCACAGAAAGCATACGGTGATCCATTTTATGATTGGGTTATTGTTTTAACCAATAACTTAGTCAACGCACAATATGATTGGCCGATGTCTAACTATGAGATGGAAAAAGTATTGTCTACAGAATATGATGATCCATACAATGAGATAGCATACTATGAGACCATAGAAATTGGACAGTATCCTGCAGGTCTTCGTGTTGATGAGACTTTCTACAACAAACAACACAAGATCAATGTAAATGGTGTCATGACATTAAAAAACGGTAACGAGATTTGTAGTCCCGTCACCGTTGCTGCAGATTTTCATAGAGAAAATGAGAAGAAGAGAGAAATATTTCTTCTTAAACCAAACTACCTAGACTCATTTGTTAATGACTTTAGGAGACAGAATCTTTATAAGAGAGACGACAATTATATCAATCAAAGATTAAAGAAAACTGGTTGACTTTTTTAGCAAAAAAATTGCGGAAAAATTTTTTCCAGTTTTATGGAATCACCAATCGGATTCTGGACAAGCATCAGGATTTTTTTGTATGAACTGATGCACATAGCCATGGACATCAACTTCATATGTATGATGTGCTTTAGTGTGTATAATTTCAATGAGTAATAAAAAACCCACGATCAATAAATTGATCTGGGTTATTGGATGGAGCAATGCTCTCCAGTATTTTTTCATTAGAAGTGTTTGTTTTCCCAACCTTGTCCCAACCAGTTATCCCTTTTAAATGCGGGGATAACTTCGTTGACAAGAAACTTACGATTCTGTTCTGCGATCTTCAATGATTTAGTTTCAAGAGCAGTTACTCTTGACTCAAGTTGAGATGCAAACCAGACAGCACCACCTGCTTGAACAAGCAAGAAGGATAGTACTGCGAATGGAATCTTGAGGTCTTTCATTATTCCTCAGCAAGACGTGCGAAGTATGACAACGCATCGTCATCATCAACAACTGCTTCCTGCTTCACAGGAGAAGGTGCTGCTACTGGTTCATTGAAACTATCAGCAGCGTGATCGTAACCACGACCTTCACTCAAGTCTTCAAGAGACTCATCAACAGGACGAGCAACAGGACGTTGACCAATACCTAGGACAAGATTCAACCTCTTCTCTAGTTCATCATAAGACTTGAACTGATCCTTAGAAGTGAATGCTTCTAGTGAGTGTTCTTTCTTCCAGATCGCTTCAAGTTCATCATCATCTGCACTAAGAGCAGACACACTATCAAACTCAGAACTGTCATAGTTCCAGTACCCTGCAACTTTTTTAATCTTCAACTTGAAGTTGGCACCCTCCCAAAGATCAAAGACGTTGACTGGTGTCTCGTCTTGGAACTCAGGTTGCATAGCAGCGAGGATCTTATCATGGATCTTCTTACCATACTTGTAAAGGAATAC